CGATACCAGGCAATCAACAGAGCATTCCGCAATATCTCTTGCGGGGCAGATTATAGAGTTAGGCATCATAGATAGGCTGGCAATCAAATAATCTGTCCCCGTTTGGGTTTTCAAGATTTTTGTGTTGCTGGCATTTGTGTTTAACAGTTTCATTTTCTTTGGTCCTTTTGTTTAGCTAGTACAAAATCGAGTGGTTAAATCCCGATTCCTAATTACCATAACAAAGGGTTTTTGATTCGCAATTATAAAAACCAAATTTATAATTTTAAAAAATGCTAAGAAAAATTGTCAGAATTTTGCCATAACTGACCATTTAATAAGCAGGAAAACGCTATGGCTACCAGATCACCTAAGTAGCCCTTTAATAATGATTGACGTGCGAGTATTTTTTAAATTAAAGTTGACCCCATTAGAGCAGGAGAATCTTGAAATGATACTAAGTCCTGAACAGGCAAAAGAGATTGGGGAAGCACTGGTGGATGCATCTGAACGATCCATTGAAGACAGTATAGATCACTATGTTATTTACTTAGATGAAGCTGGGAAGGCTGTATGTATGGCTGTTGACCCTGATGCCAACAGTTACGGTTACAAGATAGTAGCTCATGTAACATCCCCTTAAATACATCTGACGTGCGAGTAAATTAGCCCCCTTTGTGGGGCTTTTTTCATTTATACTGGTACTCGATTCGCAACAAAAAACCCCCCGACTATAAAACCGGGGGGCTGTTCTTACGCAGTGAACAGTGTGAACAGGGAGGATGTTCACAAGCTAAGATTAGCACAATCACTTAACAAAGTGCAAGCATTTATTTTCTTATTGACTCCGACTCGATACCACAACTATGGTCATCCTATCCGCATAACCACGGGAGGTTGTAGAATGGGATCGATTAAATACTTAGAGCGCCATGTGCTATCCACAGGTCAAATATCTTGGGGTGCAAACCCATCTAAGGCAGTGCGGGACGCACTCCTGGTCAAATATGAAAGCTACCAAGAGAAAAAGGACGCCGTTGACCGCTGTATGGAATGGGAGAAGGCTTTTCTTGATTATAAACGAGGTATTGATAGAAAAAAGCATATCAGTGAGAACTCTGTTAATGGATTAATAGCTGCTTATAAAAATACATCCAATTGGGACCGTCTTTCGGTCAATAGTAAGAATACATACCAGCAACTGATAGATTCAGTCGTAAATAGTCGCATAGGACGATCAAATATCTCCTTTGGGGAGACCCTGCACCATAATATCACCGTAAAAGTAGTGGAAAGCTTACACAAACAACTGTGTAATGATGTGAGTGAACACCGTGCCAACCATGTGTGTAAAGTTCTGCGCCGTGTGTGGTTCGTAGGCTTCCGTCTAGGGCTTACACGTTCCAACCCTTTCTCTAAGATGGGTCTAGCTACCCTACCGTCACGGGATGTTAGGTGGGAGAAAGAACACATAGACATATTCGTTGCTAAAGCTGACGAAATGAACCTGTGGTCTATCGGTACGTTGGCTTTGATGTGCTACGACCTCTGCCAGCGCATCGGTGACATGAGACAGATCCGTTGGGGCAACTATGATCTCCAAGATGATGGCTTCTTCGACTTTGTGCAGGAGAAGAGCCGTACCGTTCGTAAACCTCAAGGCAATCTGGTGTCTGTCCCTGTTGAGAATGAACAACTGAAGGAACGGCTCGACAGCCTAGCCCGTGGCGGCAAGGATGACTTCATTATTCTTAATGAGCGTACAGGTCGTCCTTACACCCGCTGGGCTTACAAGACTGTAGCAGAGGTACGCAAAGCCGCTGGGTTACCCGAAGAACTCAAGATCTCAGACTTGCGCCGTACTGGCGCTACTGAGGCTGGAGAAGCTGGTCTAACAGAAGACGAAATCATGGCACTTACAGGCCACACTTCACGGGAAGTGGTGAGTGTCTACGTCAAGAAAACCCGCCGCATGGCAGCAACCGCAGCAAGAAAGAGGCATGGAAGATGAGTAATGTTAACGAGGCGAGAGCAGCCTATGAGAACGAACTAAAGAAAGTACTTAAATCCGCTGGGGTTCCCCCAACCTTCGTCTACTCACTGACTGAACGGCTCATAGATTTAGTTACCGCCATAAGAGGGGAGCTAAGAAAAACAGATGGACGTTAGGCTACCCCCTGAATTGGAACGACACCTGGTCGCTATTGGGGTGCTTACTAACAACCCATTAGACGAACATGAAGACCTTCCTCCTCCGAATATATTTGAATTTAACAAAGTCGAACTAAACGAGAATGGAGAACCCCCTTGGTAAACTGTGAGCGTTGCAAAATTAAGAAACCGTACTGCTTTTGGAAAAACCAATGGTTGTGTGACATGTGTGCTTTAATGATTGTGAGAAAAAAACAAAATGAAACTATCAGCTAAACTTGTTGGACTAACTCAACCTACCTTAAATATGGACGCCAGTTCACCTGAAGAACTGATATCTTATGCTGCCAGGGTTTCCAATCCATCTAACCAGGCCAACCATAAGACAGCCTCTGGGTTGCTTAAATACTGCATGAAGAACAAGCATTGGTCGGTGTTTGAAATGGCTAACGCTGTTGTAGAGGTAAAGGCTCCTAGGGATATCACCAGGCAGCTATTGCGTCACCGTAGTTTCAGCTTTCAGGAGTTTAGTCAGCGATACTCCGACGAAATAGAATTCACAAATCGTGAGTACCGTAGGCAAGATACTAAGAACCGTCAGAACAGTGTTGATGACCTGACCGACGAAGTTAAAACCCGAAATGGTTTCCTTGCTCTTGATGTTAAAACGGCGGCAAAAGAAGCTTACGAAGAAATGCGGTCTATGGACGTAGCCAAAGAGACAGCCCGTGCGCTGCTTCCAGAGGGGCTTACGATGTCCACGCTCTATGTGAACGGCACACTACGGTCCTGGCTGCATTACCTAGATGTACGGGACGATGAAGGGGTCACGCAATGGGAGCATGTCCTATTAGCCCGTGAAATTAAAAAGGTTATGGCCCCAGCGTTCCCCATTATTATGGGTGATAACAAACCGCAGATCAGCCCCATGACCGACGAAGAAAGACAAAGAGCAACCTATAAGGCTATGAAGAATCAGTATGGATAAGGGGTGACCCGACCAATTTTAACCAATCCAATCCAATGATACTAGTTAAGTTACTGATATCATTGGATTTGGTTGCGGGAGTAGGATTTGAACCTACGACCTTCAGGGTCTCCGAAACTTATTAAATATCAATAAGATACAGAGATATCAATTAGTTAACCTACAAACCTATCACCTTACTAAATACCACAATTAACTATTGACTAGTTGACCATTGGCTGTATCCTACGGACACCCCGTCCAGGGGTGGAATACCTAGGGAGGGTATACAATGAACTTTAGTTATCGTGACCAGTGGGAAGTATTACAATCTATAAATCTTACGGATGGTGAGCATAAGTCTATAGATTGCCCGTTCTGCGGGGGACGTAAGAAATTCAGTATATCCAAGATGGACGGTAAAACTCTTTGGAACTGCTACAAGGCGAGTTGCACAGCTAAAGGTGTGTACTCTGGTCCTCGGACTATCGATGAAGCCAAGGCGTACATGGCAGGAAAGAATAAAACAAAGTTTGAGAAAAAGACTACTCCCCTCCCCGCAATGGTTACTTCAATAGATAACCACCCCGCCGCAGTAGAATATATTAAGTCAGTCAACAGTTATGAAGCTTATAAAGATGGGTCAGTTACTTTGAAGTACTGTCCAGGTGAGGACAGAGTCCTTTTCTACACACATACTAGTGAAGGTGCTGTTGGTAAAAGCCTTTCTAATAGAGGCCCTAAGTGGTGGGCTTACGGAGATACGCAGTCTGGCGTTCACGTTGGTACGGGATCTACAGCGGTATTAGTTGAAGACGCAGCTTCTGCCTGTGCTGTTTCCAGATGCAGAAATATAGTCGGTGTTGCACTATTAGGCACAAACCTAACTAAATACCTCGAAAAATCACTTAACAGTTACGATAAAATAATTATTGTTCTTGACAATGATGCTAAAAAAAAGGCAGTGTCCATGTGTCGGGCTTTATCTAAGTCCACAACAATGCGAATAACTAAGTTAGACCTGAAGGTTCTTAGTTTACAAGACACAGAGAGGCTACTTTATGCTTACAATTGATATTAACCGTACAGCAGAAAAATCATCGTATACTTGGGAATATCTGTGTTCATTAACTTTTAGTAAACATAAATCTGGCCCTAGTAATTTATCAACTACAGGCGGCTTCATGCCCGTCATTTTTTCTATAT